AAAAGATAAAATATTTAATTCAATTACTAAAGCAATTAGTGTAGATGAGGATGGTGTTCCATTAAATGAAGTAATGGATAAGTATTCTAAAGACATTGATTTCCAAGTTAAATTACATTTTTTATATACAATAACTAAAGGATTTACCGATTTTTCAAAATTACAACAAGAAATAAAAACTAAAGTAACAAAAAGTCTTAAAGAAGATTTTGAATCTATTACTAGCAGAGGATCTAATAGTGGATCTACTGTAATGGACTCTAAAAAAATTGCATCTTTAATTCCTAATTTTTAATTAACTTATGGCAACTGGAAGATTATCGCCTTTACAAATGACCGATGCTACAGATTGGAAGGGTCTTACAACTGAGAATCACCTTGGAGCAATCTGGCAACAAGCACCTCAAAAGGTGTCTAATATGATTACAAGAATGCACTCTAACTATTGGGGTAATAACCTTGATAGTGTGTTGGCTGAATTCCCAACTTTATTTATGGAAAATGATAATGATTTTACTTGGGACTTATGTTCTAAAGCATTAAATCATTATGAATTAGTGGAAGCTAGAATTAATGGTACTGCTATTACTGCTGCTGATCAACCCGGTAAACAATTAACTACATTTGAGTTAGTTTTTGATAAAGATAGATTTTCTGATGGTCAACGTATTGTTGGTGAACTTAATGAAATTTATCCTTTGTTAATTGTCTCTAGTGCTAAAGAAGGTACACGTATGGTTTATACTGTTAGATTAGATACAGGTGATCCTAATATGTTTATGCCTTATGATGAGCTTATTGCAGGTAAAAAGTTTTCTGGTGAATACTCTCCTGTAGAAAGAACATTATCTCGTAGAGGTAGAGAAATTAGCTTTAAATCTATGATGTCTATGCGTAATGGATTCTCTCAAATTAGAATTCAAAAGAAAACACCGGGTAATATGAAAGATAAAAAGCTTGCTGGTTATTTTATGAGTGAGCAAAACAAACCTGTTATTTTCTGGCAGCAATATGAATCTTTTATGTTTGATGCTGAATTTAGAGAAGATATCAACAGATTGTTAATGTTTGGTACATCTAATAGAAATACTACAGATGGTAGTTATAAAATTGATGGTGTGAGTGGTTATAAAATTGTTGAAGGATCTGGTATTCGTCAGCAAATGGAAGCTGCAAATACTTCTTATTACTCAGTATTTGATATTGAAGAACTTAGCAATAGATTGTTAGATCTTTCTGAAGGTAAAATTCCTTCTGATATGAGACAGTTTATGGCAAGGTGTGGTGAAAGAGGTGCTTACCAATTCCATAAATCACTTGAGAGACATGTACAATTGTTTGTTCCTTTGATCAACTCTACAAGAATGTATAACGCTACTATGCCTGGGGTTAATATGGGCCTTGGTTATGGTGGTCAATTTGTTGAATATAAAGGGCCAAATAACGTCAAATTTAATATGAGTGTTGACTCTTTTTATGATGATAGAACTCGTAATAAGATGATGCATCCAGATGGTGGGGTTGTTGAATCTTACAGATATGATGTTATGGATATTGGTCAAACTGATGGTGCTCCTAATATTCAAAAAGTTGAAGTTAAAGGTCAACCTATAATTCACAGATATATCCCAGGTTTGAGAAATCCATTTGATCCTGATGGTAAATTAGCAGCTATTGGTACTGCTGAAGATGGATGGGAAGAACACAAATGGTATCAAGGTGCAGCTATTGTTAGAGATCCTTCTAGAACACTTAGCTTTATCCATAGCTTACAAGCTGGCTACGTATATTAACAAAAATAAACTAATCCCGTAAGATTAGTATAATTATATTACTATGAAAGAAGAAGTTAAATTTAGAGGCAAACAAGAAAAGTTAGTAGTTAAACCAATTTTAACAAGACCAGTTAATCCAAATGTTACTGATCCAGAGCATGAAGCATATTTTTTATTTGCAACTGCAACTAGAGATTATGTGCTACCTGTTAATAGACAAAATAGATTATTAAATCCATTTGAGTCAGCAGAAGAAAAAGCTTGGTTAGAAGATGAATTAAAACTTGATTTAAATATAAATAAGCAAGAAAACAATTTCTGG